CTCTCGCTGAAACAGATATCGCTGTTTACGATCCCGATGAGACGTTGCCGCAATATCGTCGGAGCTTCTTGGGCAATCGTTGCAATGCGGACGAGAACAAGCCTGTGACGGTGATGGCCAAGATGCGTCACATCAATGCATCGACTCCGAACGATTACCTGATCCCTCCTTGTGCGGATGCCATCAAATTGATGGTTCAGGCGATTCGTAAGGAAGAGAATGATCTTCTAAACGAGGCTGTTGCGTATGAAGCTAAGGCCGTGCAAGCGGTCCAAGAGCAAACGATGCAATACCTCGGTGATGCGGTCGCTACGATCCGTATGGTCGGAGCGGGCCAGAGTGGCGGTGGATTGTATCAGTGGTTCTAAAGGATATTTATGCCAATCGGATTAGGTGCAGCACTTTTGGGAAGCGCAGCCATTTCGGCTGGTGGAAGTCTGCTCGGTGGTTTGTTCGGCGGAAAGAAGCCGAAGATTCCCGAGTTGAAGCCGATTGATTTTGCTCGCGAACAGCAACAGGCGATTCGCCAAAACATCGAGGCACTTGAACCTGCTACTCAACTTGCTCAGCGAACCACTCAGGCTGAACAGACTCAGCTTGAGGCGCAGCTTCGCAGGGCGATCCCCGGTTACGATCAGTTGGTTCAGCAAGCCAGCAAGAACATCGGTGCCGCCTTGGCCGGTGAGATTTCGCCAGAGGTTTCTGCTCAGGTTCAACGGTCCGCTGCCGGTCGAGCTTTGATGGGTGGTTATGCTGGTACTGGTGCTGGACGAGCTTTGACTGCTCGCGATCTTGGTCTGACCTCGATGCAGTTGCAGAATCAAGGTCTTGCTCAAGCTCAGAACTTCATCCAGCAGCAACGGACTTTTGGAATGGTTCAACCGTTCTCGGTGAGCAGTATGTTCATCACCCCTGCTCAGCGGATAGGCGCGATTCAAGAGCAGCAAGCTCGTCAGTACGGTCGCGATGTGACTGCCGCTCAAGTTGCCGCTGCTCCGTCGCCGATGCAGCAGGCGGCGCAGAGTGCATTTACAAATGTCGGAAACATCGCTGGCGGTGCGCTGATGCAGTACGGTTTGTACAACGCCATGCTGGCCAACAGTCCTGCGGCTTACGGTACTACACCCGGAGGTATGCCGAGCGTCAGCAGCACGACTGTCGATTACAGCACCGGAGAAACCGCTTATCCGAATCCGATGTCACCGGCTAGCGTTTACGCTGTTCCTCCGTCTTCTTACTACCCAGGAATCCGCTGATTTATGGCCGACCAATCTCTTCAAGCGTTTCAGCTAGGCGCGAGTCTGTTCGACCGCGCTCAGACTCAGCAGCGTCTCATGGAACAGTTCCAGCTTCAGGCGGCTGATCAGGTCATGCGGCAGCGGCAGTATGATCTTCAGAACCAAATTCAATCCAAAGCGTTGTCTGATGCTTTGGAAGAGTCGGAAGCTCAAGCAAACGAATTCAAAGCGTTTAGCCAGCTTGGTAAAGATGTTTCAGATTATCTGACTAACCCCAAACCTGACGCAAAGTTTCCTGTTGTTCCCGCTTTCAAATCCCGTCAGTTCCGCACTGAAGCTGATCGGATGCTTAACAATCTTGAGAAATATTCCGCTAGGGCCGCTTTGCTGAAAGCGCAATCTAGGGCAGAAGCTGAAGCGGACAAAATTGCAGCATCAACACTCAACGAAGCCATCAGATTTGGAGCCATCACAAAGAATCCAGATGGATCTCTTGGTATCAATGTTGACTTGTTGAATCAGCGAGCATTCGACTTTAAGAAGTCAGAGCAAGCCAAGACCCAAGCTCAAACGTCTAGCTTGCTTGGAAATCTTGAAGTTGCAAAAAACAACCTTCAAAGACTCATTTCAGAAGGAGCTTCAAAATCGGAAATTGATCGAGCGCGGCTAGAAGTTCAAAAGTCTTTTAATGACGCAAGGCTTCAACTTGACCGTGAAGAGCTTGATGTAAAGAGGCTGTCTGGTGAAGAGGAAAGAAAACTCAAAGGCCGGGAACTTGATATTAAAGAAAAAACTGCTGCTGAAGAGCAACAATTAAAGAGTCGCAAGCTGGATATTTACGACCAAATTCAACGCATTCGATTGGCTCAAGGACAGGCTAGAATCGATCAGGCAAAAGAACGGATCGATATCTATCGCCAAAAGGTTCTTCAGCCGACAAAAGCCTCTGAAATTAAGCTCAATGCAGTTGATGATCGCCTTGTCAAAAAATACGCTGACGACATTGCAAACAAGCAGACCATTGCAGATGCCATTGGATACGAGATTGGGATTCTTCAAGACCCAGGCATTGAAGATTACGTCAAACTGAATTCCGCAAATGCTATTGCAAAGGTTTTAAACAGCGCGGAAGGACGAGATGCTGTTGGTGTCGAAGAATCAAAACGTCTGCTTGGTGAGCTGGATCTTTTCAATCTGAAGCGAGCCTTTCAGGGTGGAAACCTGATCGGGCCAGATTTGGAGAGTTTTGCTGAAAAACTTTTATTGAAGCAGGGGGAACTTGAAACACGCGCAAAGGAATCTTCAAGTCGCGTAAACGACATTTACTCTCGTTATGGAATGAACTTGCCCGCTGGAACAACTCGAGGACAAACCACTCCAGTTGGCAGGACAGCGGTACAACCACAAGTTGCCCCCACGAATGCTCCCGTTTCATCCGTCACCCAAACGACCAATGCACCAACATTGACTTCTGGAGTTACGACGACAAATGCTCCTGCTGGATTGACGCCAAAATCCAAGCGAGTTCGTCAAGGCGGAAAAGAATATATCTGGGATGAAACCATCAACGATTGGAAGGAAGTGACTCAATAATATGCCATTCAATCCTGACGAGCCGTTTGAAATCGTTGATCAGGCTGAACCTGCTGGATTCGACCCTGATCAGCCGTTTGAAATTGTTGATGAAACTCAGGCTGCAACACCACCCACTGTCCAGCAACCAGTTCCAGTTGGATCTACAAACGAACTTCAAAAAGCTGTTAGCGAATCCGCTACTATTGGGAAGATGCGGCAACGTGAAGAAGCAGGACTAGTTTCCGCTTTGCCATCTGCATCGATAGCTCAACCATCAAAAGAACAATACCAACCTGGAACTTTCAGGCCCAAAAGCCTTCTTGTTCAACAGGCAGATCTTTACCTTGGTAGACCAAGCGCAGAAAAGTTTCAAAAACTAGAAGAAACCAATTTCAATCCAGAAGTTCCAATTGATCTGACGCCTGACGAACAAAAACTGTTTGTAGATTATCGTGTAAAACAAGGTCGCAGAATTGCGTCAAACGTCCTTTCAATTCCCGCTGGAATAGCTGTTTCAAGACTTCCTGGTGGTCAAACTCTTGGTGGTGAAATAATCGGAGGTGCTGCCGTTGAACTTGCACGGCAGTTTATTTCTCCAGATGAGTTTGAGGTCAAAGAAGTTGTGGCTTCTGCGGTTCCAACGCTTGGGCTTAAAACTCCGATGAAAGACGTCTTTGAAACCAGCCGTCCTGGTTCAAGCGTTTTGAAAAATCTGCTCAAAGCTGAAACTGGAGTTGGCCAGCAGTCTTCTCGCCTCGCACAGATTGCGAAAGAAACCACTGTCGGTGGTGCAACCGGATTGGCGCAAGGCATGGTTTCATCTGCTGGAGACAAAGACTTTGCTCAAGACTCGTTCAAACAGATGCTTTTCGGTGGTGCTTTGATGCCCACATTTTCTGGAATTTCCAGAGGAATCGCCGCTGCATCGCGTGGCGGTTGGCCGACTCAAAGGGAATTCTGGGCTGAATTGAATCGGCCCTACGCCCAGCAGCTTTTGCAAGAACGGGCGCAGCAAGTTCAAAGAGAGCTTGGACCTGGTGGCGGAATCAATCCTGCGATGGCCGAAGAGTTGGCCAATGCTTTGTATTCCCCTGACAAGATGGGAAAAAGGCCGGAGGACATCAGAAACTGGACATCGAATGTTCAACGGTTCCTTCAAGATTCTTTGGCTTCTGGAACTCGTCGAGGATTGTCCGGCGACGCCTTGATTCAAGAAGTGGTTGGCGAACTTCAACGAGTTGCAGACATCAAGTCGGTTGACCCTGCTCTTGTCAGCAAAATCGTTTATGACGCAGAGGACATGATGAAGTCTGCCAAAGGCAAGGTGGACCTCGCGTTTGCTGAGAGAAACGCAGAGCTTATTGCTGCCGCACGAAGGGCCGAGGGAGACTTACAGCTTGAATCTGAGTATCTCAAAAAAGAGATTGTCGATCTTTCAAACCAGAGGAACGCACTTCCTGCCACTGATCAGGTGGAGCGGGCTAGAATCGAAAGCGAGATGGCAGAAAAAGCTAGGCAGATCAAAGACATCGAGGATGGGTTCGACCCATCGTTCGGAATGGGAAGAGCGATATCACAAAAGGAGGCTGGCACGTTTGTTGGTGAACAGGGCAATCGCCTCCTTAAGGACTTCAAAAAGGTTCAAAATGAAGGATATGGAAAGCTGTCTCCTGAGCTTGAGGCAATTACAGTTCAGGTTCCAACTGGTCGCGTTGATGAACAGGGAAACGAAATTGTAGAGAGCTTTACAGTTCAGGATCTTCGCAAAAAACGCACAGAAATTCTTGATCAGATTGATTTCACAAAACCTGTTCAACAGGCCAAGTTTGAGAAGTTTCAAGAGCTGGAAGATATCGAGCGAAAGATTCAGGAAGGACTCGATCAAAACCCTGCTCTTCGAGACGCTCTGAAAGCCCAGAATCAGTCTTACCGCGAAGGAATTACTAGGTTCAAAGGGGCGTACATCAATCGGTTCTTGAGAGAAACCGGAGAGGCAGGTGGCGGACCTGAATCTATTGTCAACCTTATCGGACCTAGCGGTGGAACCGCGCTTGAGCTGATCAAGCGTCTCGCAGGAAACGAATGGGAGGGCGTCTTCAAACCTGTTCTTTCTGATTTTGTTTACAACAAGTTGAGGAAGACCGGCCAAACTCCCGACCAGTTTTTGTCTCTCATTGCTGAGGCGAGAGCCGCGAAAGGAACTGGACTTTCAAAGGAAGTTGCCAACGAGTTTTTCCCGCAGCTTACTGAAATTCAAAACGTCGCGGAAAAATACCGTTCGTTGATTGATCGTAAAGCGACTCTCGAATCTCAGCGTGTCCAGTTGGACGACAAGATGGCTGAGCTTCAGTCGAGGATCGATGCTGGTGATAAGGCTGCTCGCGGTTTGCTCAACGAGGTTGAAACAAAGCTCGCCGCAAACCAGAAAGAAATCGATCGGCTTAACCGTCCTTCTCCTGACCTTGGCCCTGAGTTCAAAGAGATGGACGACAGAACTCGTCAGGTGGTTGACGCATTATCAACCATCAAAGAGGCGGTCAAAAGCAAGCGTCCGATCAATCTTGATGACGATCAGCTCAAGGCAATCATGTCAAACCCTGATGCCAGAAGGTTTGCCGATGATTTGAAGCTGTACGTTCAAGAACAGGCAAAACAAGGAACTGATTTTCAAAGGTTGGTTCGCAAATCAATCGACACCGGAAATCTTTATGGCGATGCCAGCCCAGAAGACATTGTTCGGTTCCTTACTTCTCCGCATGGAGAGCTGAAGCAGCGGTATGTCACCGATCAATTTTTCGATGTAATCAAGAACAACCGACCGGAGCTTCTTGGCGATGTTCAAAACTTCATCGTTGGAAACATTCTCAAGGAGTCCGTGGTTCCAGGTAAGCGTGAGGTTGACATCGAAAAGATGAGGAACCTCATTGCCGACAAATACAACCCACTGATCAATTCTGCTTTTGGAAAGACCGGAGTTGATCAGTTGAACAAGATTGCGGACCAACTGTCTCAGGTTACGAAGCTGGATTCGATGCTCAGCAGGAAGATCATACCGGCTGTCACATCCGCTGTCGCTGCCGTTTCTGGTGCCAATTTCTACGGAAGAACCGCTCTCGTTAATATTCTGTCGGCTAGTGGTATCGCATCGGCTGGAAAATCGTTGAGGAGTCCAGAGTATCTCCGCATTGTTTCGACTCCGATTGATGCGCTCGAAAAAGCTCAAATGGACAACTTCAATCGCAGGTGGCCAAAGCTGCTTTCGCTTGAAACCGACAGGTATTTGATGCGAGAGGAAGACCGTAAGGAATCGGAACAGGTGCTTCGTGAAACACAGCGTCAGATGCGTCGCCGCGACTAATGAAAACCTCACTCTCCAAAAAAGGTAATACCTACAAGGGTCGTAAGGTGACGCTCAACAAGCCGTTCTACACTCCGGGCGAGCGGAAGAAGAGCGCGGTGTACGTCAAGAATCCGGCTGGCAAGGTTGTCATCGTCCGATTCGGCGATCCCAATATGGAGATCAAACGCGACAATCCTGAGCGTCGTAAGAACTTCCGTGCGCGGCATAATTGCGCGAGTGCGAAGGACAAGACGACGGCTAAGTTCTGGTCATGCGCCGCGTGGGGTCTTGCGATTGTTCTGTCGGTTCTAACCTCAAACCCAATCTGATTTTATGGACAAGATGAAACTTGGTGGTGGCGGACGTTACGAGAAACTCGTTGGTCAGCTTGAGAAAAAGGGTGTGAAAGATCCAGGTGCTTTGGCGGCTTACATTGGACGTAAGAAGCTCGGCAAGGCCAAGTTCCAGTCTCTCGCCGCCAAAGGCCGTCGCCGTGCGCTGCGCGAGGCTAACGCCTGATCAGCCGAATTTCTTGCGGTAGCCATTCGCCTTCTTCCGCTTCTGCTCCTTGTCCACCGTGAAGACCTCCGGTGGCGCATACTCCCAGCATATGTTCTTCAACGAATGCTGGATAGTGATCCCGCCTGTCTTCTTTCCTTCACGATCCTGTAATCCGCTCCGCATCGATCTCTTGGCCAACCCAAGCAGGAACTTCCTCGGCATATTGTAGCCCACTTCACGCAGCACCATCACCTCTCGCGCCCAGTTCGTAAGGTCGCTCGATCCAAATCCTGAGTAGGCCATCTCTGCCACGCTCTCAGGTTTCTCATCCTTCCCCTTCGGCTTCGGGAAGTGATGCACAAGCACGATGATCACACCCGTCTCGATCATCAAAGGCTGAAGCTGTTGCCGAGTAAATTGCGAGCATACCTCGATGTCCGCAGGGTTACCGCCGATGTACGAAAGCAGCGGATCGATGTACACGATGTCAGGCTTCGATTTCTTGACCATCTTCCGAAGCATCGTCGTGAAATCGATCCCGACCCGAACCGTCTCGCGGTAGAACTCAATTCCAGATTCTCGGATCTTCGATTCCCAGTAATCCGAGAACACCCCCTTCGCCGCACCGATCAGCGAATCGTGCATATCCGCGATGTCGTTCTCCGCTTGGATCACCATCACCTTCAGCGGTCTGATCGGGGCTATCCCGAACCATGACAATCCATGCGACCAATGGATCGCTTGCGACATCACCAAGGACGATTTGCCGCATCCACTTTGTCCCACAAAGAGAAGGCTGGTTCCACGGCGCAACCAGCGGTCACCGATCAGGTTGTCAGGATCGTTCTCCTTGTCGTAGGTGATGATGTCAACGAGATCGAACTTGCTCGGCAGATTGGCCGACTCCAAGTGATCGATGAAATCGTCCCAACACGGCGCACCCTGATTCAGGGCCAAGAGCTTCTGCTCGACACCGTTCCGCATCACTCCGGGCAACCGGCTAAAGCGACTGGCATTCTTGTTCTTAGGATCAACCCCAAGGTGATCGAGGTGTTGATACACCACATTCCTTCGCTGCTCCCATTCGTCGCGGTTGGCAGCATCCACTCGGACCCAACCGTGCAGACTTTTTCCGCCTGAATCGATGATGACCGAGAACGGCAGGTTCGACTCCTTCAGGATCGTCCATTGTTCATCCTTCGACTTCTCATCCATCTCGACCAGGACATGGCGGAAGGTTGAGACGCCAGAATCGGTTCCGGTCTGGTCGCTGCATGGATTGATCCGTACATACGCACCACGGGCCTCTTTGCCGGTCCACATTGGCGATATGGGCGCGGTGAAGTGCGATTTGATCCATTCGTCCCTCTTGAGGTATGTCCCCTTGGAAGCGGGCCTAGATCGGCCTTCGTCATCCGTGATGATCTCGTTGCAGATGCAGACCGTATCCTCTGGATCGAAACAGGCTTTGAGGAAGTCCTCGGTTGAAAATCGGGAAGTCTGTTCCGGTAATGCAAGGATCTTGCGAACGACGAACTTGCCCGTCATCGAGACCGGATTGCCGGTCGAACGGGTGTTCCTTAGGTAGCCCTTGGCGTTCGTGTGCGGTGTTTTCTCGGCTTGGGTGATCTTATGCCGAAGCTCCGCATCGCTCCATTTGGGGCTACATTTCTGGTTCCATTCCGATAGCAACGCGAGCGCGTCACCAGCGGTCAGTTCAAACCCGTGAACGAGACCTGTAGCTGCTGTGAATGTTTGGGAATGGCCGTTCTGGCCGGAGACCGCTCCTGGGACGTTGGCAAGCCATGCCCGCGCCCGTTCGATTGTATTCATGTGATTCCAAGATATGTACGCGCTTTGCGTCCCGCCTCACCAAGGTCCGATGACGCTATTTCCTGAATGAACTGACGATGCTCGCGGTTCCGCTTGAACAGCAGGGCAAGCTCCTTTGGAGTGATCAGATACTTCGACCAAAATTGAATTCTGATTCGCCTTTGGTCGAAGTGTTCAAAGAGCTTTGCCTGAGCGTCGATGTAGGTGTCAGGATTCCGGTTCATCCCGAACGAACTTCGCCTTGAACTCCTCCTTGGTTCGGATGCTCACCTTCTTGCGGCCTTCTCGAACGTAGGCCACGGCTGGCACCTTCATTTCGCCAATTCGGATCTCCGCATCGTCATCAATCACCTGAACCTTCAGTGATGGTCTGACGGAATTTTTGAATGTCTTCATCTTTAGAATGGTGAGAGTTGCTCCAGTGATCGGGGACAGTGGCCTTCTTTTTTGGGTAGGCCATCCATCCTCGCATGATTGCATACTCGACCAGTCGTGGTGCCTCTTTCAACAACTGTTCTCTAGTGATCGTCGATTCTTTCATTTGGTAGGTTTCTTTTTCGCTGCCTTCTTGTCGCGGCACCTCTGGGCGATACCTTTGAATCGGTCGATTCGCTCGACCTCATCGTTGAATCCTCGGCGGATCAACCACTTGCGATAAGCACGGTTGAAGTCCTCGAAGTTGAGTTTTGGTGATGACTCGTCTGCTTCTGCTACTCGGATGGTTGTATTCATAGTACGAACAAAAGAAACCAAGCTGTTGCAACAATGAGACCCATTGCGAAAGCGGCGATGGCTATCGACTTGATCTCGTCTCTGCGATTCATTCTCATGTTTTTATGCGGATCAGCGTAGTATTATCATTTGTCAACGACCTCCACCCAGTGCGTAGTGAAGAATGAGCAACGCATCGCAGTTCTTTAGCGTTACATCTTGGCTTGGATAGAGTTCTTGAGCCTTCGATTTGAGCTTTCGCTTCCACTCAGGTCCGCTCGCACAGGACTTCTTGCCGCCTAATCCAAGCGGTTCCTGCCATATCTTCGGTTCGACCCGATGCAGGGCGTAACCGTATGCGTAGGCCAGTCCTTGGCAGATGCCGTAGTTCTCGTGGAGCGTGGCCATCGTTGCTGCCGGTGTCAGGCTCGACACGAACTTGGGCAGTTTCTCGATCCAGAAATGGGATTCGGTCGTCTTGAATCCGCTGATCAACTGGGCCATGTCCGGCACCGATTCGGGCATCGGAAGGAGGATGATTCCGTCTTGGGTCTTGATCGCGAAACCGCCATTCACCCCTGGGTCACAAGCGACGATGGTTTTCATTTGAGGCAGGAGGCGATGTCGGCTGGTTTGTACGAAGGACTCTTGATGATCTTGCCGTCCTTACGCTTCACGATGTAGCGGACCCCGGTTTTCTCGACCGTGTAATCCTTTGGCATATTGGCCAACTGATTGATCGACTGCAATTCAGCCGGTGCCCAGAGCTTCGACATATTCGATTCGTGAACCGTCTGGAACGCTCGCTCGACCTGATCCTCGCTGAATCCGTAAGCGATTGCCGCTCCGTAGACGACATAGAGGAGGTCGGCGATGGCGTCGAGTGCTTCGACCGGATCTTTGGATGCTTCGAGTTCTGCGGCCTCCTCGTCGATCAATGCACGGCGAAGGGAGCGAGTCTTTTCATCCGGTATCCGTGGATTGACCTTTGTGTCCTGGCCAAAGCTGGCCATGAACGCAGCCACCTGTCTGATTTCTTTTTTCATTTTGTTTTCTCAATAGCAGAGAACAACGACGTTCTCCGCAGCTATCCTGATTGCACTTTTTGTTTCTTCACCGTCGTACCATCGCTCGACCTTGATCCGCCCCTTGATCCTCACTAGCGCGCCATTCTCGATCTCCTCAAGCTGCTGCGCTACCTGACCCCAAGAGACGACCTCAAAGTCGTCGAAATCTTCGTGGAACTTCCCAGATGGATCGGTCCAGTGCCTCGCGACACTGATCACTCTCCGAACCATCCTCGCTCCGTTCTTCGTCTCGCCATTCCTCGAAACCCCTTTCAGTTCACCGATCAAGAACACTATGTTCTCAGTTGGACTCGCACTCATCTATGATCCCAAGTTGTTTGTATGATTTGATTCGCTTCCGAGCGTGGAACGCTCCGATAGGATGGAACTTGTCCGTGAAATCATAGATTGTCGCGTTATTTTTATCCGATGTCTTCCGCAACACACGGCTGGCCCGCTGGATCGTCTTCTGCGGAGACCGCCCTCCGCTCACCATGATCAACAGCTCCGCATTCGGAAGATCGAGTCCTTCGTCGGCCAAAGAGGTGGCGATCATCGTCTTCAGGTTGCCGCTCTTGAACTCCTCCATGTAGAAGCGTCGATCCTTCTTCCCGATCTTGGAGTGAACCAATCTGGCACCGGGGATCTCATGCTCGTACCACTCGCCGAGCGTGATGCGCGGGACCAGGATCAATGTCTGCATATCGCCATGCGTTATGGCAACGTCACGGGCGTACTCGTTGCGAGCGGTGTTCTGGCAGATGCCGATGTCCACGATGGATTCCCAAGCGCACATCCGTTTCAATTCGTCGTCACTTATCCTCATGTACCGACGGCGATCTTTGAACAACCGCTCGATGTTGTTGTCGATTCGCATCTCAAGACCCATGTCGGTAGCGTTGGAAAGGACTAGGGTTGCGTCGGCCAATGAATCACCGATGTCGCCCCTGGTGATCTCGATCTGACGATTGCGGAAGAGCTTCCGCAGGACTTCATTCCGATCTGGATCATCGCACCACGGAGTCGCATCGAATCCATAACGCCGCCCGTTACACTGCTCGACCACACGCTTCCATTGGTTCGCTGGGCTGTGTTTGCAGTTATGAACTAGGATTCCGTTTGCGAAGTAATTTTCATTCCCCTCAACTGAGAAATTGTAGACAAAATTTTCTCCGAGCATTCCAGAGATCCAAGAATCACTTCCTTGTTTGTGAACCTCAACACGCACCACCCTAGTGAATTGAGTGTTTCTGTTTTCTTTTTGTCCGCAGCTTTCCTTTCGAGTGAATCGTGCGACGAACCGTCCACCTCGATTGCTAGTTTCACTTCTGGTCTCGCCAGATCCACTTTGTAGCAATTTGGAACATTTGGAATCCCACTGTTTGCTGTTCGTATCGGATACTCCATTTGTAGATTGCACATAAGCGAAAGAATTTTTTGCGGCAATGTTGGGCCTTTCCCATTTCCTCCGCGCAACTTTGGCTTGTGGCCGATCTTTTTCAGCGATTCCGATATGCGTTTTCTGGTCTGGTCCGAGACAATCCTCTCTGACATCCATTTGGAAATCCTGTCGCCCATCCGCTTGTTGGTGGCCGACATTGTTTCCGAACTCATTTTTGAAACCATCAAATCCCGACACTGAGTCGAGCAGTATGCTCGACCACGTTTGATTGCATCCAGACTCTTGTAAGCCGGTGTTCTCCCCATGCAGGTGACTGGCGTTTTGCACCAAGCACATTGAGTTTCGACGCGTTTCTTTTTCTTTAACCTGAGAGCGATTTTGCATTGATTGCAAACCGGCTTCCGAGTTGTTGAAAAATGACCTTTTCTTTCGGTCATCGACCCACATTCTCTGCATTCCATGTTCATGCGATGGAATGATTGCCACCACATCGTCGCGTGTCAAGCTCACGGCTGGAACATATTTGAATCCGTTCCAGAACGGGTGTCCTGGCGTACAGGTTGTTGGACCGTTTTCAGTCCAAACCGTCACCATTGTGTCCGGTGCTGGCGTTTTGAAGACCTCAAGAACTCTGCGTTTTTCAACGGTTTTTAAATCGTGGTTGTACGAATCAACCATGTCTCCAGCTTTGATTTCGCTGATGTTTTTATGGCCTATTTTTGTCCAACTAGGAAAGCACTCGTCCACTATCAGGAGTTCGCACTTGGTGAAATCGACGCTCTCATGCGGGCATCGGATCTCGTAGCGAGCGGGATCAACACCGGCTAGGTCGAGGGCTACCTTTGCCTGTTTGCAGGTTTCGATTGTTGGAGCTAACCAGCCGATGCGATCATTGGGATAGAGGTTGACGATTGAAGCGGCGATCCAGGTCTTGCCGCTACCGGCTGGGGCGATGATCAGTCCGTCCGATGTCTTGGCCCAGTTGACGACTCGTTTTTGGTATTCTCGAAGATTCATTTTTTTTGTACTTACTTGGGAATTTGACGTTGTTACGGATGTACCACAGTACGGAGTTTGAGAGGTTGTATTTCTTAGAGAGTTCTGAGTAGGAGATTGTTGGATGCTCCTTGAGTATCATTGCCCGGATGTGATCGGGGACTTTGCGCCATCTGCGTTCGCCGGATCGGACGGGCGGGAGGACTGGTTTCATACCTTCTCGGTGAGCGATCTCAGGTACTTGTTCCGCTGCTTCGGTTTGACCGACAGGATGTATTGGATTGCAAGGCAGGCGTTGACGCTGGCGGTGTGTTCCCAGTCCTCGTTGTTGTCGTAGTACTCGTGCCACCGCTCGCTGGGTGCGACTACGATCTGGCCGGTCTTCCGGTGCTTGAAGACGAATGCCGCTGGTCCGATTGGTATGTTCACGGCTTGGCCTCCTTCGGTTTATTCCATTCTCCGGTCCTATCGCTGATGCGAACCTTTCCAGATTTAGTGACGTAGATTTGAATCTCGTTTTTCCCCATTTGATGCTTCGGAGTTTGGACGATCAACGCCACCCATCCCTTCTTTGAATCAGAGAAGCAGCGTTCGATTTTGGCTGCACCCCAATCGAATCCGTATTTTGTCTCGGCGTAATGAATTGCGCTCACGGCTTGGCCTCCTTGGCTTTGCGCCAGTTGACGTTTTCGAGCAGGTCGTATGTCTGAGTCTTGGACAACGCATCCCCCGCCTCCTCCAGCCGCTTGATGCGGTCGTTCGCCGCGTTGAGTTCGCGTTCTAGTTCTCTTGAATGATTTACCCATCGCTGTGGGCAGTTGGAATGATCGACGAATCCATCAGCGTCCAGAATTGCGGTCAGGCGGCTATCGGTTCTCGGTGTATCACTCACGGCTTGGCCTCCTTCTTTTCTTTGAACCACTCCATGACTTTTTCGTGATAATCTGGGCTATTTCTGAGACTTAATAAGCCGTCACCCGCATTGATAAGCCTATTGATTCGCTCGTTTAGTTTCTGAATCTCGTTAGCTGCTGCATCCATCATTATTGCACGGTTGAACCACCCCACTTCTCGAAACGACTGAGCATCATTTCGTAGCTGTTCTTCGAGCTTCACGGC